TCCAGAAGTGTAATCAATAGTAAGTTCATCTCCTACTGCAACACCATGACTTGAAATCGTGATTGTTACTGTAGTACCTGATTGAGAATAAGTTCCTGTTTTTGTAAACCCTTCTCCTGGTGGAGTAAAAGTAAAACTGGCACTATCATTTGCTCTACTGTCTAAAAATCCTTCTATAGTGTCCTCCAGGTCTTTTCTGTTTAATTAATTCTGTCTCTATAGCTGCTGATAATGCAACACCTAAAGCTCTACCTTCATCTTCATCTCCTTCTACGTTAGAGCCAGAAGCATCTACGTTTACTACGATATTTGTTGAACCACCCATACTTCCTAACTCATGGTTTGGAGTAACTGTTCCTGTATTTTTTGGAGTAAATATTTCAGGGCCACGTTCCCCAACAAGATATGATCTACCTGATCTAGCTGTTCCACCTTCAGCTAAACCAAAATTAGGACCTGCTGTTCCTAAACCTGTGACAGGATCAAAATAACCTGATCCACCCATAGTTGAACCAAATGGATTCAATAAATTACTAAAAATTCCCATAATTCCTGATCTTATCTGTGCTGCTAATATTTGTGCTGCCATATCCAAGAAATGATCTGCTGTTCTATTGAATAAATTTCTTAATGCTTCTTGTGCTGTCATTGAACCACGAACAATACCTTTAAATGATTCAGAAAAACTTGCACCAATACTTTTACTTAGTAAATCAACTTGAATTAATGGATCTAATAATCTTTCTAATTCGTCTTTAGGTTGTTGAATAATCAATTCTCTTTCTATTGTTTTTGTTAGTTCTCTTTGTGCTTCAATTTCTGCTCGAACATTAGACATTCTTTTCTGAAATCTTTCTTCTTCTGTACCAATTCGTGCTTCCATCTGTCCTTTTGCTGTTATTAATAATTGAATTTCTTTTTGTCTCTCTTTGTTAAGCAGCATAAAACTTCGTAAAGGTTGACCACTCATTTTATTGAAAAAAGATTCATAAGTAACTTGAGCAGCATTAACGTCCTTTTGCAAAGGAACTTGTTCAGATATTTCTTTTTTAATTTTTTCTTGAAATTTTAAAGATTCAACAAATATCGAAGCTTCTTTCAATCCTCTTTGATTTAAAATTCCTAATGCTTTTTGTGCTTGACCAATTCCTAATTCATTTTTTTTAAACAAAGTATCAACTGTTCCTATAAAGGTTTTTGCATCTTTATTTAAATTGGCATATAAATCAAATGTTGATCTGTCTTTAAATGTTTCTGCTAGTGCCAACGCAGATTGAGCACCAAAAGCAGCGAAAGCGTTAGCAGCTTGCAATGCCTCATCTTTAGTAATTTTTAAAGATTTTGATAAAACAGTAATATCAGTAGCAGAAATCTTTGAAGTACCTCCAGTTTTTTCAATAGCTATATTTACTTTTTCAATTTCTTTTCTAAAATCTATTGCCTCTTGTATTCTTTGTGCAATTACAGTACCAATAATAGACAAAGAAAATCCAAATTGACCACCTATTGCACCACCTATTGCACCACCAACTCCACCACCAACTGCTCCTAAAGCACCTTGACCAAATAACAAAGGAAAACCACCACCAATAGCTGCACTTCCAATAGCACCTCTAGCTCCACCTCTAAAGAAACCTTGACCTTGTGTTGCAGTTCCTCCAGCAGTTTTAGTAGTTTTAGCTAATGTTTGTGTTGTTATAACACGTTCTTTTAAAGCTCTATTTTGTGCCCTTTCTAACCTTAATTGACCAGCTTTAATATTTCTTATTTCTTTATTTGCTTTTTTTTCTTTTAAAAAGTTTTGAAAATCTAATTTTTTTTGCATTGCAGTTCTTTTTGCAACTGTTTGTTGATTACGTCTTATTGATTTTGCAACAGGATCGCCAGCCAAACCAAAACCAAAATTACTAGCTTCTCTTCCTGCTCTACTCATATTTATGTTGGACATCAAATTATTTCTAAAAGTTCCTCCTGCAAATAAACTTTGAGCTTGGCCAGGAAATATAGGTTCTGAATATCCAGGAGATATAGGAGATGTTAAAGGACTTGATTGACCTCTAAATCTATTTCCAGTATTAGCTCTTCTAGCTTGATTTCTTTGATTTCTACGAATTGATTTAGAAACAGGATCATTAGCGATTGCAAAACCACTTGCTGATTTACTGAATCTTGCAAAATTATTTGCATTTTTTTGATTTAATTGTATTTGATCTTGAATGAGTTTATTTTGTCTTTCTCTTGCACTATTAGCAGTACCTAATGCTTGAGCAAATTCACGAACAGCTTTTGCCTCACCTACTGTTCCCATAATTGCCATATCTAAAGATCTTTTAGCTCTTACTAAAGAATCTGAATAACTATTTACACTTTGAGTTAATTTACCCTGTCTTGAAAAAACTTTTTGTAAACTTTCACTTGCTTTTAAAGTCTTATTTATTTCTCTTGAAAGAGAATTTAATTTTTTTTCTCCCTTTAAACCAACAACAATATCTACATTATAATTAGCCACTTGCTATAAAAATCAAAACATTTTCTCTATATTACCTCTTTTTACCTCTTAAAGCATTAGATCGTTGTGCTTGTTCTCGTTGTTTTTCATATTCTTCATTTTCAATTTCTGCATAAGCAGCCCAACCTATCATCTCTTCAATAGTAAGAGTTTGACATAATTCAGCCACAGTTTTATGTAACTGTTTAGCTAAACGATATATAAACTGCCAATCTTTATTAGCTTTTTAAATCGGCTTTAGCCTCTGCAACCTCCTTATCAGCACCAGCATTAACCATTGCAAGTTGTATTTCCTCAAGAACAGAAGCTTCGATCTCTCTTCTCAATGAAGCTTTATCTCCATCTTGAAAAAGCCTTACACTATCTTTGTCTAATGATTTTTCTATCATCATCTGTAAAGCATAGTCATTTACATCATCAGAGTTTGATTTTTTTTGTATTGCTTCTCTTTCTGCAATAGTTAAAGGATGCCAATAGACAGTAAGAATAATCTCATTGTCTTGTTTAATATCATGTTTGTAAAGTTGAGAAACTCCAAACTTGTTTTTGAGTAGGTCTACTGCTCTTGTCATATCAAAATTATATTACTTTACTATATTAAGCGTTAGCGGTAAATTGGCAAGATATTAAGCCAAGAAAATGTGAAGAGTCATCTAATTCAATAGGAGCAGGGCCAACAATATCCAACACTCTAGGATCACAACTGAAAGTATCAGTATAGTTAGAAGCATTAACAGAAGTGAGTCCATCAATAACAGCTTCTCCTAATGCAGATAAAGTTGAACTACCTTTTCCTCTGGGAACATAAATATTACATTGAATAACACCAGAATAAAAATCTTGTGATGCTCCTTGTGTTTGTGTTGTTGCCTGTGCAAAATCAACTGACATGACAATATATTTTTTAGTTTTACCTGGTGTTTTATAAACCATATTGTCATAAACCATTTCAACAGTATTATCTGCTGCTGCAACTGCGTCTGTTACTGCTTTTTCAAAAGCTGCTCTGGTGTTAACTAAAGTCATGGAGTTTCGTAATCAACAAATACAGAACTAGGATCACTAAATTGACCAATACCGCCTCCTGTAAATCTAACATTATCAGATTTACCTCTAACACCAGTACCAAAAGCAGCAATACCTAGTTTTGGTTTATCTGTAAATATTTGATTTATTAAATTTCTTAAATCGCCTTGAACATATTGGGGTATTTTGCTTCTTGGAGAAGCTAAAGCTCTAGCAGCATACTGTGATCTATTACCAATAAATACTTTAGAAAAAGGTTTAAATGTAGGTATTGAATTTATAAATCTAGGTTCTACTTTTGCTTGAGGGGATCTAGCACCCCTTCTTGTCGGCTTAATATTACTCCACGGTGCAATAGATTCTCTAGGTTCATCGGGTCTGGGTCTTTGAGTACTCGCAGTCCAGCTTGAAGCAAAAAAGCCTGTATCTACAGGACTATTCTCTTCTGTAGATAAATCAGTTACTACAGCACGAACAAGAGTATTCAAATCACGTTCTAAATTTCCTTCTAAATCTGGAATAATATTATTGATAGCTCTTGCTGTAGCCATTAGAACCTCACCAATATTGTAAACAGATAAGTCTGCCCACCTTGTCTTGTATCTATATTAACTATCTGTGCCACCCTTGTAGATCCAGCATAAGTTAATGTAATTTCATCATCAAAACTAGGTTG